GGTATAGAAAACTGTATACAATACATAGATAATTTCGATCCATCTAAATCTAAAAATCCTTTTGCTTACTTTACTCAGATAGTATACTATGCATTCCTACGCCGTATTGCTAAAGAAAAACGCCAGATGGATATTAAAGATAAAATTTTAGAGAAGTCTGGATATGAACATGTCTTCTCAGTTGACGGAGATCAAGATTCAGAGTATAATGCCATTAAGTCACGTGTAGAAATGAACACCAAGCGATGAAGGTACTCCTAATTACGGATCAACATTTTGGTGTTCGTAATGATAATCAACATTTATTGAGTCATTATAAAAGATTTTATGATAAGATTGTTATACCTTATATTAAAGCCTCTGGTATAAAAGAAATAATAAATTTAGGTGATACCTTTGATAAGAGAAGACAGATTAATTTCATGTCTTTAGATGCTGCAAAGGAAATGTGGTTTGATCCTATTAGGGATCTTGGTTGTCACATGAGAATGTTAATTGGCAATCATGATATTTACTACAAAAATACTCTTAGAATTAATGCACCCAATGAATTATTGGGAGAATACGATAACATTGATCTCATTGAAGAACCTACTACCAGTAATATTGGTGGTTGTGATATTTTATTCCTTCCTTGGATATGTGATGAGAACTACGACAGAACCTTACGAAGCGTCACAGAAAGTACTGCTCCTATCTGTATGGGCCATCTTGAGCTTAACGGCTTTGAGGCTCATCCTGGTCATGTAATGCATAATGGTATGGAGACAACCATGTTTAATAAATTTAAAAGGGTTTTCTCTGGTCATTATCATATGAAATCAAAGCGTGACAATATATCATACTTAGGAAATCCATATCAACTGTATTGGAATGATTATGGTACTAAGAGAGGGTTTCATGTTTTTGATACAGAAACTCTCAAGACAACTTTTTATAGAAATCCATTTGACACTTTCCATAAGCTCTACTATAATGATGGAGTTCGTTTACCTGAAGAGTCAGAACTTAAAGGATCCTTTGTTAAACTCATTGTAGAAGATAAAGGTGACTATGCAAAGTTTGATTATAAGGTAAAACAATTACAGGACATGAGTCTTGCTGATCTTAAGATTGTTGAAGATCTTAGTGTGGAACTAGAGAACGGAAGTTCTGTTGTAGAAACCGAAGACACCATGACATTACTAGATAACTACATAGATGAAATAGATCTTAAGGTAGATAAAAGTAATGTTAAACATATTATGAGATCACTTTATATGGAGGCAATTGAATTGTAATGTTTATAATAACTGACAATAAAACTGGTGGTGTTTATGCTACTCCTTATCAGAAACAAGATAAAATTGTATGTCTTTTTGAGGAGGAAGATGATGCTGAAAGATATATTGATCAGTTAAAAGCAAAAGATCATCATGGAGAATTGCAAGCTACAGAAGTAGAACATGATTTAGTTCTACATACTTGTATTCATCATGGTTACAAATATTCAATTATTACTAAAAACGATTTGATTATTCCTTCATTGTAATGATTACATTTGAAAATATTAAGTGGAAAAATTTTCTTTCCACTGGTGACCAATGGACTGAAATTGATTTAAATGATTCTATGTCTACTTTGATTGTAGGATCTAATGGTGCTGGTAAGTCTACCTTACTTGATGCATTATGCTTTGCATTGTTTAATAAACCATTTAGAAAAATCAATAGAGGACAACTCGTTAATAGTATTAATGAAAAAGGTTTGAAAGTTGAATTATGTTTTTCTATAGGTAAAGATGAATACAGAGTTTTCAGAGGTGCAAAACCCAATCTCTTTGAGGTTTACAAAAACAATAAAATGGTTGACCAAGACGCTGCTGCTAAAGACACGCAGAAATATTTGGAGCAATCAGTACTCAAACTCAACTACAAGAGTTTTACCCAAGTCGTCATACTTGGTTCATCCACATTTGTACCCTTCATGCAACTCGGAGCAAGTGTCAGGAGAGAAGTTATTGAAGATCTACTCGACATCCAGATCTTCTCAAACATGAATACACTTCTGAAAGATCGTATCAGAAGTGTATATGCTAAAAGTAAAGATTGTATTCACCTTCTTACTATTGCAGAAGAAAGAGTTACCTCTCAGGAGAAACTTATTAACTCTTTAAAAGAAGTTAATACTACTAGAAAAAAAGAAAAAGAAGATAAGTCTTTTAAAAATATATCAGAGATTGATAGAATAGAAAATAATACTGTTGAAAAGCATAAGCATTTAAAAGAATTAGAAGAACAATTAACTGATACAGAAGAACAGAATTCATTATTGACAGATTTGAAAGAGAAACAATTCGGTATGAATTCTGAATTGAAATCTGTGACAAAAGAAATGAAATTTCTTAAAACACATGATGATTGTCCTACTTGTCATCAATCTATTAATGATGAATTTAAGAAAGAAAAGATTAAGATTTTAAAGAAGGATGGAAATAATATTACCAAGGCTTTAAAGAAGCAACAAGAAGCTGTTGATGATCTGGTTTCTATAATAGAAAAAGCCAATAAGATACTATTAGAAGTTCGTGATTTAAGAAGTGATATCACAATAAATGATAAGATGGTATCAAGTTTAGAATCTGAAAACAATTCTATTAAAAAAGAACTAGAAAAATTAAATATCACACCAAATATTGATAAAGAAAAAACATCTTTAGCAATGTTACAATCTGAATTTGATAAAGTACAAGAGGATTGTTCACAAATTAGTCAAACTCTTGATGAGTTTCAAATAGTATCAACTCTATTAAAGGATTCTGGAATTAAAAAACAAATTATTAAAAAGTATATTCCTATTTTTAATAATTTAATTAATAAATATCTGCACAGTATGGATACTTTTTTTAACTTCACATTGGATGAGGAGTTTAATGAAGTAATCAAGAGTAGATTTAGAGATGAGTTTAGTTATTCTTCTTTTTCTGAAGGTGAGAAACAGAAGATTGACCTAGCATTATTATTCACATGGAGAGAGGTTGCACGTATGAAGAACTCTGCTGCTACTAATCTTCTTATACTTGATGAGGTATTTGATAGTTCTTTGGATGCTTCTGCTACAACAGAACTTCTTAGTATATTACGTAGTCTAGGACAAGGAACCAATGTATTTGTTATATCCCATAAAGGTGATATCCTAGCAGATAAGTTTATGAGGACGTTGAGGTTTGAAAAGCTTAATGATTTTTCTAAAATGATGGACGATTCATAAAGTGGCACACACCTGACTGCATTTCATTTACCTTCTGCTATAATAAGTATATCAAATGAAGGCTTACGATGGTTAACACAGACGTTAAAGGTCAATTAGCAAAGCTATTGGCAACTGAAAACATTACAGTAGAGCACAGACAAGTTAGTACTGCTTGCTTTGATGTTGAAAAGCGTCTTCTTATATTGCCTATCTGGAATGCTTCATCTACAGTATATGATCTTCTAGTGGGTCATGAAGTAGGACATGCACTTTATACTCCCCCTGATGATTTTGGAGATGTACCTAAGTCATTTGTTAATGTCTTAGAGGATGTTCGTATTGAAAAAATGATGAAGGTTACCTATCCTGGTCTTCGCAAAACTTTCTTTCAAGGATATGGTGAGTTGTGGGACAGAGATTTCTTTGGTGTAAGAGATGAAGATATAACAAAGTTACCATTTATTGATCGTATTAATTTATATTATAAAGGATGTAATGATATAGAGTTTACTTTAGAAGAAGAAGTATTTGTTAGACGTGCTGGATTAACAAAAACTTTTGAGGATGTAATTTCACTTGCAAATGATCTATATGATTATTGTGAGTCTAAGCAAGACGAAAAAGATAAAGAACAAGAAGCTGAGATTGAGAATCCAAATCTAGTTGATGATGGATCTGCTGCTGGAGATGGTCAGTTTGATATTGATTCTTCAGATGATGATGGAGATGCAGAAGAGGATCAGAATAGTGAAGATGATCTGACTGATGAGCAGTTATTGGATGAGATAACAAAACCTGATTTTGGTGATCCTAATGCACCTGCTGTTGGATCGGGAGCAGATATTGATAGAGAGTATCGTGAAACTGAAAGTGTTACAGATGAATCTTTTACACAAGCATTAGAAACATTAGTTGATGATAGTGCAAAAGAATGGGTATATGTTAATATCCCAAATGTTGATGTTGATAAATTGATTATACCTTCTGATAAGATACAAACTGATTTAATGTTTTACTTTGAAGGTCATGCTTTTAGAGATAAAGAAGAGCAAGAGTGGTACACTGGTAATTTAGATTTTGCTAAAAAACATTACAGAGATTTTAAAAAGAATGCACAGAAAACAGTTAACTATTTGGTTAAACAATTTGAGATGAAAAAATCTGCTGACAACTATAAGAGACAGGCAGTATCTAAGACAGGAGTTATTAATACAAATGCATTATTTAAATATAAAATAACTGATGATATCTTTAAGAAGATAACAACAATTCAAGATGGTAAGAATCATGGTTTAGTTATGTACCTTGATTGGTCTGGTTCTATGAGTTGCAATTTACTTGATACTCTTAAGCAAACTTATAATTTAATATGGTTCTGTAAAAAAGCAGGTATTCCTTTTAGAGTTTATGCATTCCAAAGTGGGTGGAACAATCATGAAGATCTCCTAGATCAAAAACCAAATGAATTGTATATTCCTTCTGATGTTAAATTATTAGAATTCTTTTCTTCTAAACAAAATGCTAAGTCATTAGAGAAGTCTTTATTGTATACTTACTTACAAGCTTTCTCTATGTCTAATCATAGAATAGGATCTCATAGTGGATATGGTTTAGGTGGAACACCTCTTGTTGAAGCAGTTCTATGTACTCGTAAAATTGTAGAGAGACTTAAGAAAGTTGAGAATGTTAGTAAGGTAAATGTTATTTGTCTTACTGATGGTGAATCAAATCCAATGTCTTATGTAAAAGAGACTGATGAAGATGATTATTATGGTACTGGTTTGAAATGTTCTTTCATGTGTCATTCTCGTGGTAAAGTATTCTTTCTACGTGATCCTAAAACAGGTTACACACAAAAGATTACTGGTAATCCGTATCAAACAACTTCTGAGATTGTAGGATTTCATAAACAAATTACTGATTATAATTGGATAGGTATTCGTTTATGTTCTAAATCAGAAATGAATAGAATTGCTAGATACTTTTCTCCTGAAGAATTTGATAAGATTGATAAGCAATGGAGGAAAGACAAGTTTGCTTCTGTTAAAGACACTCTTGGATTTACTGAAGCATTCTTTATGCCTGATAGGGGTATTGGTGATGAAACACAAAACCTTGAAGTTAAACAAAAGGGTGAAGTTGCTACTAGAGCAGAACTTAATCGTGCATTTAAAAAGCACATGGGTTCTAAGATGACTAACAAAACAGTTCTCAATTCTTTCATAGAACAGATCGCTTGAGAAACTGTCACATGGGGGGTGTTCATCACCCCTTTACCATGTTATAATTAATGTATAAAACAAAGAGACTTATGCCATTCCAAGCCAAATTTACCGATGAAGATTTAATTTCTCGTCTTTCAAACTACGGATCTGATATCAGCAGTGATCAAGTAAGACAAACTGCTAATGATCTTGGTGTACAAGTACAGAGTGTTACAAAGAGGATGAATAAGATTCCTCAATTAGTAAAGACTTCACGTGGCAAATGGAATCTAACCCTATCAGAAAAATTAGAAAAGACTTATGCTGCTCCTGCTGCAGAACCAGTTAAAGTTAATTATGTTCCTGCCAAAGAATCTACTTATGTTCCCTTTGGTAATTATAATTCATTAAAGAAAATTATAAAATCTAAATTATTTTATCCAGCATTTGTTACTGGTCTATCAGGAAATGGTAAGACTCTTAGTGTAGAGCAAGCATGTGCGGATTTGAATAGAGAACTGATTCGTGTAAACATTACTATTGAAACAGATGAAGACGATCTTATTGGTGGTTTTAGGCTTGTTGATGGGTCTACAGTTTGGCATAACGGACCTGTCATTGAGGCACTTGAACGTGGAGCAGTACTCTTACTTGACGAGATTGACCTTGCCTCTAATAAGATTCTCTGCCTTCAGTCAATCCTTGAAGGTAAGGGTGTATTCTTAAAGAAGATTGGTAAGTATGTAAATCCTTCTGCTGGTTTTACAGTTATTGCTACTGCCAATACAAAAGGTAAGGGTTCTGATGATGGACGTTTCGTAGGAACCAATGTTCTTAATGAAGCATTCCTTGAAAGATTCCCTGTAACCTTTGAACAAGATTATCCATCTGCATCTATTGAACAAAGGATATTAGTTAATGTTGGATGTGAATTGACATTTGCTGAAAATCTGGTAAAATGGGCAGGAGTGATAAGAAAAACATTCTTCGATGGAGGAGTGGATGAGGTTATCACAACACGTCGTTTAGTACACATTGTTCAAGCATACAGCATATTTGGTGACCGCCTAGTTGCTATCACTAATTGTGTGAATCGCTTTGATGATGATACAAAAGAATCCTTCTTGGATTTATATACCAAGGTGGATGCTGGAGATCAAGAGGAGGAAACTAATGCCAGTATATAGAGACTATGAGATTCGTATTAATCTCAATGAATTAATTGAGAAACGTATCCCATGCTGTGATCTATTACACCCTGATCACTGCTTCACAGAGTCACAGATCACACAGATAGCACACGACATTAATATGGACTTGGATCTCCATCCAATCTACCATCAGATTGATGAGCATATCATGAGGTATGTAAAAGCAGCAGGTATAGACAACACAGAACACTGGGTAGAACCTCATCTACCCGACTTGGAGAATTAATATGGGAAAAGACCTTGACCTATTAGATGGTCCCGACTATAATACAAATCCTATGCAAAAGTATAACGAAAAGGAACTATTAAAAGAGATTGATGATTACATCAGTCAGACATACCGAGGTCATTATTCTGTCGGAAACGTTCAGACTCTTGACCTTATTGATTCTGTAGGTGATGCTGAAGCATTCTGTAGGAGTAATGTCCTTAAGTATGCTTCAAGGTATGACCGCAAGGGAACAGCACGTAAGGATATCATAAAGATTATCCATTACGGATTGCTCCTATTACACTTTAACGATAAGCGACAAACTGCTGATCGTGCAAACGCAGGAAACCCAACTGCATTCACCGTTGATTATGACAAATGACCGTATTATCTAAACCTACAATTGAAGTATTGAAGAACTTTTGTTCTA